AATTATGATTATTATCTTGCTGGGAGGTATTGACATTTATAGAAAGAATTATCAGATTATTTTATTCAAAAAGGCGTCAAGTAATGGTGGAGGAAGTTTCGGAAAAACTGTAGTAAATCAAGTAGGTGAAACTATAAAGAGTTCGTTTAAACAATTGTTCACATGGCTTATCATAATAAACGCAATTTTGATAGTCTTATTTTTCATTGCTATTCGATGGAAATATAGGTCTATTGTGGATTTGATTAATACATTTAAAGACACACAATTGGGGTTTGACAAGAATATTCCAGTTTCATCGATTGGAGGGTTTTCGCAATCATCATACAACGGTTATGGAAATGGTTATGGAAATAGTAGTAATACAAATCGGGATTATTATAATACCAATTTTCAGTATAGAAAACAGCAACAACAAGAACCACAGTATGATCAAGATCAATATCATCAAGGAGAATACGAAGGTCCAGAACAGGATGAGAAAGAGGATGAGAAAGAGGATGAGGAAGGAAAGAAAGAGGAAATAAGATATTTGGGACAAACACATGGTGTAGAAAAAGGCGTAAACCGAGATGGTAAGAATGTGGCGAATAAACCTATATTAGCGGCAGGAGGGCCATCCGTTGATGTTTTTCATAAAACAACATTCCAATAAAACAACATAAACTCGTTCCATCAAATATATTATTATATCCAAAATAGAGTATATCGATAAGCCATGGGAAAAAACGGCAAGAAAAAGTCGGGACAATATATTCCGCCACCACCCCCAAAGAAGGTTCATCCCTTTGTCTCTATATGTACTCCTACATTCAATCGCAGACCGTTTATTCAAACTATGTTCAAATGTTTCAAGAATCAAACCTATCCTAAATCGCGTATGGAGTGGATCATCGTGGATGACGGAACGGACAAAATCAAGGATTTGATTGACGCCGCCAATATTCCTCAAATAAAATACTTTTCGGTCGAAGGTAAAATGACTTTAGGCGCAAAACGAAATTTGATGCATGAGAAAACGCGCGGATCTATTATTGTTTATATGGACGACGATGACTATTATCCACCAGACCGCGTTGAACATGCTGTAGAACGTTTACAAGGATCGCCTAAAGCCCTATGTGCAGGATCTAGCGAACTTTATGTATATTTTAAACATATTCAAAAGATGTATCAGTGCGGTCCTTATGGTCCGAATCACGCAACAGCAGGAACTTTTGCATTCAAACGAGAGCTATTGGACCAAACGCGCTACGACGATACAGCTGCTTTGGCCGAAGAAAAAGCTTTCTTAAAAAACTATACTATTCCATTTGTTCAGTTGGATCCCATGAAATCTATATTGGTATTTTCTCACGAACATAATACATTTGATAAACGTAAACTTTTGGAAAACCCACATCCTCAGTATATGAAAGAGTCTTCTAAAAAAGTTCGTGATTTTATTCGACTTTCTAAGGAGGAAGAAATATACGACTTTTTCGTGAATAAGATCGATGAACTTTTATTAAATTATGAACCTGGAGAACCCAAAATGAAACCAGACGTATTGAAACAAATTGAAGAACTAACAAAAGAGCGCGCAAGATTAGAGGCAGAAGCACGCGCAAAACATTACCAGATGATGATGCAACAACAACAGCAACAGAATGGTGGTTTACCTCCTATTCCTGGTCAAGCAGGCGATCAAAGTAATTTCGGTATTCCACAAATTATGATTAATGAGCCTGGAAAACCATCACGCGCTTTATCTTCGAATGAAATAGTTCAATTGATTCAAAACCAACAAGAACAAATTAAACAAATGCAACAACAAACACAATTTCCTCAAATAATGACGAATAATCCGGGACAACCTCCTCGTTCTATGAATGCAGAAGAAATTGTAAAATTAATTCAAGGACAAAATCAGCAGATCGAATATTTGACTTCTCAAGTAAGTATTCTTCAGAAAAAATTACAAAATACTATATTAGAAAAATCTGTTTGTGGTCCAGAAAACAAAAATAATATAACATTTGAAGCTGTTGAAATTAACGATCTAAAACCTGTGAAAATACTGTAAATATATCTGAACCTATCCGTGTAGTTTACGAATTTATTTTTATGATGTAGTACCGTCATCATAAAAATAAAAATTGCTGTATCATCTATTATATTTGTACCAAATTATATTATTCATCTTCGGTGTCATCGTCATCATTGTCCAAGGATAAAACAGTTGCCTCTTTTTTGACATTTTTATCCAAATACCTATACATTCTTCGAATATCTAGTTTTGATATTTCGCAATTTTCAAACAATTGGGTCATTAAATTTTCTATCCATTCGATCCTTTCTTTTTCTCCATTTTTCATAGTTGCCGGTTTTGAAAATTCGGCAATATGTTGATAATTTGAAAAAAATATTCGCATTTCTTGGAAAAAGGCAATTAAATCTTTCTTGTCCATTTGTAATTCTTGGGTCATTGCATAAATAAACAAAATATTGTTATATTCGGTTGAATATTTAGTTAACACTTTTGTAAATCGGATCTCCTGTGGAGTATACTTACCTTTATGTTCAGGGAAGGTTTCATGATACATTCGATTATTATTCCACGTTTTTAATAAAGAGCTCATTTCGTTGAATAGCCAAATTTGATTCTGAAATGTTATTCTATCAATATAATCCGCATAACATATACCGTCCAAGATTTTTAAATAAAACGGAAATCGTTGATCGATAGATACTTTTTCCAAGATATCCGCAATATTTTCGTGCCATAATAATCCCACAATAGTTCGGTCTGTATCGTTCATCAGGAGATTATGTGTATGAATAGGCGCCGGTTCATTAAATAGATTCTGTGTTATGTTTTTTGCGTCTTCATTGTATGACTTTGTTTGAAAAATTGTGCTGAGTCTTTGTTTTGTTAGTAAATGTGGTTTTTTTTTATAAATATCGTGAATAAAATCGAATTTACGGAAATCTCCTTGGATATAGTCCAAGATAGATAGTTTAATATCTTCGGGAATTGTGTTGACGTGTATATCCAAAATTTTTTTTATTTGTATCGGAGTGGGCGGTTTTAGTTCAAAAACATTGCATACTTTGATAAGCTCTTTTATTTTTTTGTCTACATAGTAATTTCCTATACAAATAATAGGGTTCATTGTTGCATTTTCGAGTTTCTGTTTTTTCGTCTTTTTTTGACGAATGAGTTTGATGAGTGCGTTTATACCGCCTTTGTCTCCGTTATTCATACCATCAATTTCATCCATAATAATCGCTATTTTTTTGATTTTTCTACTCATCATTTGTAAAACATTGCAATTAGATACATTATTGGATGTTATGGTTTCGATAAGTGCGCGGTTTCTTACGTCGCCTGCGTCATATTTGATAATATCGTAGTCCATGCTTTTCAGGATTTCATTAACAAAATAGGACTTTCCGCATCCAGATGACCCGAATATATATATACCTTTTTTATAAGTAGATGAACTGTGGTTTTTTTCAAACTGATTTAATATATCTTTTATTTGGTTTGCAATTTCATCACGTTCTAGTATAGATGTATATGATATTGTTGAATTCATAGATTGAAATATTATGTTGAATATAGAATAACTACTCTATATTGAACAGGTCTTTTTATTGCATTTTATGAACGCAATATATTATCTTGTAGTCGTTTTACTTGTAGTCGTTTTACTTGTAGTCGTTTCACTTGTAGTTGTTTCACTTGTAGTTGTTTCACTTGTAGTCGTTTCACTTGCCAAACGCCGAAAAATCATTAGTAATTGGCATAAAATTAGAAGGAACTTGCGGCAATGCATTGAAGTAATTTGTTACATTGGCATATTGACTCTGAGGATTAGCCATCTGGTATCCACCACCATAATATCCAACTTGGCCGGGAGCACCATATAAAGCAGCACTAGGAGCGGTTGTTGATTTAGCCCCGGAACCGGTTATTAAACCGGCTGCACCAGAACCTGCATCTTCTAATAATCCAACTGTTCCAGATCCTGCATCCTCCAATAAACCGGCGGTTGTACTTATAAGATTTCCAGCTGTATCAAAAGTGCGATCAACAATATTACCTGCTGCATCAATTGTTTTTTGTACAATATTTCCAGCAGTGTTTACAGTTTGACTAATTATTTTAACGCCCCCTGATCCAGCGTCTTCTAATAGATTAGAAGCACCTGTGCCTGCACTCGTTAACAGATTTGATGTTCCGGTTCCTGCACCAGTTAACAGATTTGATGTTCCGGTTCCCAAATTCTGCAAGAATGTACCTTGACTAGTAGATGTCGGTGTAGAAGTTGCTGTTGTCGCTGGTGTTGTAGTTGTCGCTGTTGTTGTAGTTGTCGCTGTTGGAGAAGATGTTGTAGTTGGGGTGGGTGTTATTGCGCCGTTTGGTGGATACAAATAAGGAGGGTACATAGGACATACAGGTGGTACAAACTCTGTCAGAGGATATCCATAAGGATCTCTAGGGTATCCACCTAATCCAATATATGGATCTTCTGGTATTAGAGGACGATCTGTTGCAGGATGTGCCCCCCAAAGTTTGTTCCTATCATCACGAGATCTATCAATATGACGTCTTGGTAAATCTCCTCCCCAAATATTCTTCCAATTATATCCCGATTCATCAACAGGACGTCTTGGTACATCTCCTCCCCAAATGTATGTTAGTTTATCACTATTGTCTGAATTATTACCGTCGTTATTAACTGGATAAATCGTATCTTTCACAGTATCAGATACTTTTCTGATTCCATCATTTTTCATGAATTTCTCTACATCACTAACCAATTCAGCTATAAGAGGTTTCAAATCTGCTGCTAATGTATCAATTGCTTCTCCTACTTGTCCGAATGTAGTTTCGTGTTCGTTATTTTTTTTTGTAGGAGCAGATGTTATAGGAGCAGATGTTATAGGAGCAGATGTTATAGGAGCAGATGTACTAGGAGCAGATGTACTAGGAGCAGATGTACTAGGAGCAGATGTACTAGGAGCAGATATACTAGGAGCAGATGTTATAGGTCTTGTGGTAGGAGCAGATGTCATAGGAGCCGTAGTAGGAGCCGTAGTAGGAGCAGCTGTACTAGAAGCCGTAGTAGGAGCAGATGTCATAGGAGCCGTAGTAGGAGCAGATGTAATAGGAGCCGTAGTAGGAGCAGATGTAATAGGAGCCGTAGTAGGAGCAGATGTAATAGCAGCCGTAGTAGGAGCAGCCGTAGTAGGAGCAGATGTACCCGCGGTACTGGCAGGAGCAACAGTACCGGGGAAAGGTGTTGCAATACTATTACCTGCAAATGGGTTAATATTAAATGAACCTCCGAAACCTGGTACTCCTGCCCCTAGCATTGTTGCTCCTTCATTGATTTTTCTAGGCATTATAAACAAATAAACCAAGAAAATAATAAATATAAGAATTAATATCAATAGTGTTGGTGATATTTTCATATGTGCCATTTTTATATTTTAACGTAAACTATATATTCTATAGTTCGAAAAAAGATTCGAAGTAAAATTGATATGTAGTTTTAATAACAAAATATGTCTAAACTAACTTTCTTATATCTATACTATATTTATGACAACAAACAAAATGCCACTAAACATATGTTTCGATTCTAACAACACTTACGAAATTGGTGTGGATGAAGCAGGTAGAGGACCTATGTTCGGGCGTCTTTATGTAGGAGCCGTAGTTTTACCTAAAGATGCCGAACAATTCGACCATACACGAATGAAAGATTCCAAAAAGTTCACATCGAAAAAAAAGATCCAAGAAGTTTCAGAATATATCAAGACAGATGCGATTGCATGGTCTGTTCAATATATTGAGGCAGACGTTATAGATCAAATTAATATTAGACAGGCTGTTTTCCGTGGAATGCATGCATGTATAAAAGAAATTATCGAAAAAATGATAGAAAAAGGTATCAATAACGATCCATTCCTATTAGTCGACGGAAATGATTTCAAACCATATACAATCTTTTCCGAAAATACCGGCGAAATTCGCGAAATACCAAGTATAACAATCGAAGGTGGCGATAATAAATATACGGCTATTGCTGCCGCATCTATCCTGGCAAAAGTGGCTAGAGATGATTATATCGCGAATCTTTGTGTACAATATCCGGATTTGGTATCACGATATTCTATCGACAAAAATATGGGATACGGTACACGAGCACATCTAGATGGAATTCGACAACATGGTATTACACAATGGCACAGACAGTCTTACGGACTATGTAAAACAAGTATGGTTTCTCACGTTTTATCAAAAGTTTTGTCTAGTAATTCACCTCAACTGGAAAACGTCCTATTGCCAGATTCGTCTGATGATTCGGGACCACAGTAAAATACTTGGTAGATATCAAAATCGATACTATATTCTCCCATGATCCCTTCATAGAATCCATACCTAATAGATTATAGGATCCGTCGACTACAATCTTAAAGTCTTCGTGCGGACCACTGTATTCGCTAATATAATATTTTTTTACATGCCCAATGTTATCGCGATAATATATGGGCCAACCTTGCAACAGGATCTCGCGATAATCGGATACACCTCCATCCAATTCGACAAAGGCATTATATTCAAAACCGACATAAGGCATGGTGCAATCAATCAAAACACGATCTATTTGCATGACTTTTCCCGACCAAGTTTTGTTTTTTTTTGGATCTTGGACAATAACACGATCGGATACTCCTAATTGAATGGACATAGTAGAATAGTTGATAGTTGAATGATACTAAATAAACCGGTAAAATGCACTTCAATTTTGTATGTTTTTGTCGTTTTTCATCGATTTCGTCGGTCTGTCAAGACAAGAGAAATCGAATCATCGAATCATCGAATCATCAAACCACGTTTTCGCAACCTCCAAATACTTGGTTTCGCGATCTAAAATACTATATCCAATTACAAACGTCTTGGACTCTTCTAGATAAACAAATCCTAAAGTATATTCCACGGGCTTCTTTTCAAAAGTGAATAGAGGACTATATCCCTTCAATCGATATGTCGCCAAGTCCAAGACTACTGCTAAATGATAATAATATCGGCGATCCTCGTAGCTTACCAAATGACATAGGAACCAAATCTCATCTCTTATGACCAGTCCATGGGTCGATCCTCGAACATGTTTGAAAAACCCAGGCGTGGCAATTTCATGAGTTTTGCTAAATACTGGTTGATTATTCGCGGTTGGATCTTGGACAATATCGCCTATCACGATAGGATGCCATCCATAGACGGTGCGTTTTACGTTGGTCAATGAATCACAGAAGTTGATCCAGTTCTTCTCAATACGTCCTTGATTCGGAATACGAGGATGGATCACATCTACAGTGCACCCAGTAGCTAAATCGATCCGTCCCATCTCGATTTGCATTGTATCATCAGGCATACCCCGGTTTCCCGAATATTCAATGGTGTTTCCATCTCGGCTAAACAATCGGATATCTTCAATTCCAACATAGACTTTATCATATGTAGTATCGTGTTTTACAATAAATGACTGGTCTAATGAGTATGCATCTTGGTCTACTTGACGATAAATATACACAACATTCCGTGTTTCTATATTAGATTGGTTCACATATCCACCTTTGTCGTCAATTCTATAATTCACATATCGTATACAAATGCCAAACCGATTGTTTGATAACGCAATGATAGAAGGCGTACTCTGTACAAACCCTTGCTCCAAGAAATGTTGAGCAAAAGACTGCCCCGGTGTTCCGATAGCGTTTAATAACCCTTTTTTACACCATTCCTCATTTGAAATATGCAAAGGTCCAATCGATTCTGGTACCGATTTTGCATATAACGCTTTCGTGTAAAATTTATAGTTTGATATAACATTTTTTAGTATATGTTCATCTAAATAGGGATAGGCCAAAACATCCATAGAAATACGTTCTAAATCATACCCATCAGTATTGCAATAGTACCCGAGAATAGTCATTTCATAATCTACCTTATAATCATAAACATCCTTTTGTACAAACAAATAATCTGGTGTGATACCGTTTTTTTCTAACTTTTGTAATTGACGTTTAGCTAAAACATAAAAAGGGTAAGCTATCTGATATTTACTTTGCAACCGATAATATTGGATGATTTTATGTAAATTCTCTACACGCTCTGGATGTATGTGGTATGCTTCCAACCAATTATAAATGGCATTTCCATATTCTCCTTTATTGTAATAAATGTTTCCAATGTTATAATAACTTTGCCAGACTTCTTCAAACCAAGATCCGAGGGCTATTCGCTTTTTATATGTTTCGATTGCCAAGTCAGGTTGACCCGAATCACGATATGTATTGGCCAAATAGAATGTATAACGCACAATGTTTTCTGGTTCATCAATAATTCCTTGGCTTAGCAATTTGACATCACGCAAAAATTTGTCTTGTTTTGATCCCCCATCGCCAATATCTAGGATAAATGCAGTCGATTTATCAATCATCTTGATAGACAATCCTTTGGGTATATTAACATATTCATGTGTCACACCAATATATGACATTTCTGCTCTGTTTCTTAAAATTCTAATATTTTTGTATAAAAATGCTTCGGTTCCTTGAAAAATATAATGAGCATCCGCGGTTATTAGTCCAGAGCAAAACTGCTGTTTTGTTATTTTAGGATCTATTTGCAATACCATATCGGCATCCAATAGCAAAATATAGTCCGCACCTTGGACAATCGATTCACACGCTTTTAGGGCAAAAGATCGATTATATCCGAAATTTTTAAATGGTTCTTGGACAATGATTCCTGGAATTTCAGCATCCACGAAGAATTCTTTAATAAGTTCAATTGTATTGTCCGTAGAACCAGTATCACATATGCAATAGCTATCAATAAAGGGTGCAACGGAATTTAGTAATCTTTTGATAATTTTACTTTCGTTCTTTACGATCATATTGAGACATAATGTGGGTATTGGTGTTGTCATCAATTGTGAAGTTGTTGTATTTTATATAATTTATATAATACAATTGATATTAGGTATAATATCTATAATATAGTAAAAATAACAAAAATCTTTATGTCTATATAAAGCGAAATATTTTGTCTTAGTAGTATAGAATATATTAAAATGTCTTTTACAAGATATTATGATGATCCTGTTAGAATATCAAAGCAAGTACAAGAACAAACCGGTCCTGGTAGATACATGTTAAACGTACCCGGTCCAGGAGTCAACTTGCCCTTCTTTGAAGATACACATTTGCGTCTTCAGGGATGGGGTGCTAATTTACAATCCAATACAGTAAACCTGGAAAGTGAATTGATTGGTTTAGGAAGACCTCTCGGCTGTCATGCTGTCGATAATGTGTATACAAAGTACAATGTACAGTCGAGCAGACCATCATATTCTTCCGCAAATCCTTATGTAGAAGAGACACGTGCGAGTCATCCAGCTTGGACTTATCGAGATTTAGAGCAACCTCGTTGGGAAGAACCTTGGATTAATCCTCAAGCTAATTTGGAAAAACAGTTCCACGACAACATTCAGACACGTATTTTGGAAAAAGATTATTACAAACCAAGAGTTCCTGTCGTTTCGAATGATAATTGCGAAGTTCAACCAAGTAGCGATGATTTACAGTATTATTTGACAGGCCGCACAATGTGTATTCCACCTGCCACTATATAGGATTTACTATAAAACCGTATTTGTACAATAAAATAAATAGTAAAAATACCGAATACTATTATATACAAGTAATATAATAGTATTATTTAGATAATCAAACAAAGATATGGAAATCGCAATACCATTGTTTGCATTAGGTGGAATGTATGTTGTTTCTAGTCAACAAAACAAAAAGGATAAATCGGGAGGTAAAGGTTCAAACGGTGTAGAAGGATTCGATAGTATGTATATTCCAAACACCAATATTCCTAATAGAAATTTTGACGTGAATCAAAATGCGAATATATATCAAGTACAAAATGCCGATCTTGATATTACAACAGATCTTGCAGTAAATAATGCATACAAAAACGAAGGTGCATACACAGATAAATACTTTAATCCATCCCACCCAGGAAACTTGTTTTCTTCCACAAACCAAACAACTACAGGAATGAATTGCAACGATTCGACAAAAGTCGCTTATGAATCATTGACGGGTCAAAAAGTGGATTGTGATTATTTTCGACACAACAACATGGTACCCTATTTTGGAGGAAAATTACGAACACGCGTCCACGAATCTAATGCAACAGAGGCCTTGATAGATAATTACACCGGCTCGGGAAGTCAAAACAAAACAAAGGTTGAAATGGCACCTCTTTTTGCACCGGCGGATCATTACCAATGGGCTTATGGAGCACCAAATCAGAGTGATTTTTACCAAAGTCGTGTTAATCCTAGCATGAAAATGTCGAATGTAAAACCATTCGAACAAGAATTGGTTGGTCCTGGATTAGGTTTAGGATATACTACAGAAGGTGCCGGGGGGTATAATTCAGGTATGTTGGCACGTGAGCAATGGTTGGATAAAACCGTAGATGAGTTGCGCGTACATAATAAACCCAAGGCGAGTGGATTAAATTCTTTGGGCTATGAAGGACCTGCGAGTAATTATGTTAAAACGCTCGGATCTATTGGGCAAGTTGAAAAGAACCGGGTTGCAAGAACATTTGAGATGGGCCAAGATAGATTACTAACCACAACGGGATTGGAAAAAGGTGCCACATTGCGTGCATTACCCATCGACCGCGATGTTAGCCGTCCTGAAACTTCCGCTTCTTATATTGGCGGCGCAGGAGCATATGTAGATGGAAATTACGTGGATGGAGAATACATGCCATCCAGGCATGTTGATCTTGGACAACTACCTTTAGGCGTTGCCGATGGAACAACCTACGGTAATTCCGATCAGCATGATTATGGAGTGAAATCACAGTTTGCATACCCCAATAACCGCACTGCAAATCAAGTGAACCATGACAATAGTTATTTTGGCGCTATTGGTGGTACGATTGGTGCCGTTATATCGCCGCTTTTGGATGTATTGAGACCTTCGCGTCGTGAAAATGTTATAGGTAATTTGCGAACTTATGGTGATGCTGGAACCACTGTTTCTAACTCTTATCTTATCAATCCTAACGACCGAACACCTACAACCATCAGAGAAACCACAGAATATTCTAAATTCCATTTGCAGTCAAATTCCGGTGTTTTGCAAAATGGTGGTGCATATACTGTTGCAAAACACCAACCAATAACAACTGCACGTATGAACCAACATGGATTCTATTCTGGAAACTCTAGTGCAGGCGAACATTCTAGACAACCGCGTAATTATGAAGCCGAGTATCGTCAACGCAACAATGACATCAAATCGTCTGTTATTAATGGTCGATTGGTTCCTGGAAACATGGCACTCTTGAATAATCAGGTGAATATAACCAATCAAGATAACGCGTCTTATTTGAAAAATGATCGTGCACCGGTGGGCTCCGTGCCTTACGGATCTGTACCATCCATTGATCAAGTGGGTCGTTTGCAGGGGAAACAGACCCTGTATTCTGGTTCTCATGCAGAAAGATCCAATGGTGATGTATTGTCTCAGTTGAAAGGTAATCCTTATGCTTTGAGTATCACTCGATGATAGAGTGCAACAGTATACATCATTGAACATTGTTATCCACACTTTGTGCGGATAGTGTTCAATGGCAACGTTAGCGATAGATCAATTGGATACGCACACAAAGTGTGCAAACTCAAATGTTCATCGGTGTAAACAATATTATATAAAGTTATAGTAATAATATTGTTTTTTGATAAATAATATAATATGTGTTTCTCGGAACAAGCAAGTATAGTATCCTTTACTGCAGGTATTATAGGATCCGCTTTATGTATTTCTCTCGGAACTACTCCAGATAAAGTCGTTGGTTTCTTTTTAGGGTATGTGTCTTTGATGCAAGGAATCGATTTTTTGCTATGGAGACACCAAATTTGTGATAATTACAATCAAATGGTATCCATTATGGGTATGTTATTGAACCATCTTCAGCCAATTGTATTAGGACTTATCATTCTATATATTGCGAGACCTAAGATGAGTAGGTTTATTATCGCAATAATGTGTATTTATGCAATAATTATTACTATTTATTCGATTCCTTTTTTTACATCTTTGAGCATTTCGGATCAATGCACACTCAAAAATGAAACGAACCATTTGTATTGGAAATGGAATAATATGAAAGGACACCATCTAGTGTATATCTTTTTCACGCTCACGATGTGTAGTATATTAATTTTGGGTGTAAAGTATGGTGTTAAATTCGCATTAGTTTCTCTGTTAACATATACTTCTAGTTTTATTCTTTACCAACAATCAGTAGCCGGAGCATTATGGTGCTACTACGTCGCTTATTTACCTATCCTTTATTTTGTGGCGCGGATTTTATTATAATGCCGCCGTTGCTTCTTTTTCCTTCTTGGCTTTCTCTTTCTTCTTCAATTTCTTTTTCTGATTAGCTGTTAGAGATGTAGTTGAACCAGAAGAAGAAGAAGATGCGACCGATTCTATCAATGTGTTTTCTAATGGTTCTTGGATAGGTCGTACCGACTTGGCCTGTTTCTCCTGGCCTTTGAGTGAAAACACGTAATTATCGGGTTTGTCGGTCTCCTCCATGCTATACACTTCGCCACGGGCTACGGCTGCTTGATAATCCGCCATTTGTTTTTGCAACTTGGCTTGTTCTGCGAGTTTTTCCATGGTAGCCTTCTGTTTTTTGGCTTCGGCGCGTGCCTTCAATTTATCCCGCGCGGTCATCTTTTGCTCCATCTGTTTCAAAGCATTGGTATCGAATTTGGCACCCTTGGGAATATTCACACCCATACCTTTGGCCATGTTTTTGAACATGTCTGCGAATTGGTCTACACCACCCATGTCCTTCATACGGCGCATCATATCGCCGGCTTCATTCATGATATCCTCTTTCGAAATATCACCCGCCGCCATCTTCTGATTGAGCTTTTCTCCGACGGTTTTCACTAGTCCACTGATTTTCTGGGGATTTTGCATGAGCTTGGCAAAGACATCTTTTGTTGATTTCATATCCGAAAGATCGCCTCCCAAAGAATCGGCTAAATCTTGGCCGATATCTTCGGCGAGCTCTTTTGCTAAAGTTCCGATCTTGCCATCAAAGAGGGATTTCAAGTGATCATGAATATCCTCTGGTCTGGGGAGATTTCCCGAGGGTCCACGAGGTTCTTTGCGTTCCGACGATGGTTCTCCATCTTGACCACCGTCTTGGTTCCCACCTTGGTCCATGAATGAGAAAGCTCTTTCAAAAGCCTCCTTCATCTTGGAATCTTCTTCTTCTGAGACCCCTTCTTGACCATCTGATCCTTCGTCCATCGATCCTTCGGTCGGATCTATCGATCCTTGAAAAAAGGTCGCGATCGAAGCCATAGCATCCTTCAACTTATCTTGAAGTTCCGATTCATCGATACCGTCAAACAAGTTGGCGGTTGCATCTCCGAATTGATTCGAATCCTTGACAGATCCCACGATGATAAAGAGAATCACTTGCAAGTACTTCCATATAGTTTGGCGTGTTTTCTCGCTAACTCCCTGGCAATTGAACAACATCTTGAATTCGACGTTGGGTAAAAAAGCCGTATTGTCCTGGTTTTCCACGCTAAATAGTTCGGCATTTTGGTTCAAGATATCGAAAAAACGTTCGGGATAAACAGTTAAACAATGGAAATAGAGGTGTTGGTATTCTCCTTCTGGACACGCAGGATCGGTCCATCGTTTCCACAAATAGGAGAATTCGGGGAAAGTGATCGAAAGATCATTGCAAAAATCGATGATGGTGGGTCGGAACTTTTCGGGGACTTCGGGTATGGTTTGTTCTGAGGAATCCATATCTCGTGGGTTTACCTTATAATAAAAACAATACTATATATTGTTTTTATTTTGGATTGTTATTTTTGAACGTATGTTTATCATTAGATAAATGTATTTACAAAACAGGATAAGATCCTTCCATCAACATACCGCACTGTCCAGAGCCCTTATTATAAGGCAGCTCGGTTTCTGGATTCACACCTCGACCCAACAAGATATATCCACCAGAACCCCAGGATTGTCCCCATGAATTCTTCACAATATAATATTGCACGCCATCCGCGTTTTCACCATATCCGACCGCCAAAACACCATGATCCAAGTTCGTTCCACACGCACCTGTAAATACACCTGATTTGTATAGTTGAAACTCGCGTTGATCGGCCTCAATAGCAATCGCAACGGGTTGTTGCGCCAATGCAGCCATCATCGCATTGTCGCTGCTTTGTACAACATCGACAAATGTCTTCACCTCACTTCCACTAACGGGTTTGCAAGAGGTTTGGCAAGTTCCGCCGGTCTGTGTTGTTCCAGACACATATGGATACGCAGCCTCTGAGCAAAGTCCGCCATTACCATTGATCCATGCAAAAGCATTGTCCATGAGTCCACCCTTGCAACCGTGATCCTTACCTCCATTACGCAAGGTATCACAATCCACCAATTGTTGTTCTGAGAAACTCTGCAAAACACCGGTTTTGATATAGTACGCACCCTCCAATGCACCCGTGGTGGAAAACGACCAACACGAGCCACATTGACCCTGGTCTTTTACACCGGTAGTAGCCCCCTTCTTCGTCCAATCAACTATCGCAGGGAGAGTTGAATCTACCGGATAGACAACACCACCGGCTTCATTTCCGCGCAAATTGTTGACCAATCGAATGCGAGAATCCCACAAATAGGTATCTCTAAATTCATCCAAAGACATTCCCGAAAAAGCATTGTGTCCCAACCGGTACGTCAAATTTTTTGTATTCACACGATGAATGAAGTCGTCATTGTTTAACCATTGGTTGTATACGGATTCGTAGTGAGCCTCGTCGCGGAATTCGACGCGATAGGTTTTGTACCACTCAGTAAAACGGTTTAGAACAGAACCGTGTTCGAATGCAGAAACAGAGATAACAGCGGCCACCGCTGATAATAGAACAGTCTTGAAAATGGGCAACATGTTTACTACAGTAGTACGTATAGTATAATAATATATTTATCTGGTTTTACGCAATAATTCAATTTTCTAAGAAAATCCGGAAAATTGATATGCTTTTTTTGCATTTATTGAATTGCACCCCCCCCAAATTAGTTGAAAACGTTTATATTACTGCTATTCTATTTCATCGCGTGCCTTGCACAACAACCAAATAAGTCAATCGAAAACATGTCGTCTAACCAAGTCTTTGTCTTCATCCCCTACATTAAGCCTACTATGAATGAACAGGATGTTATCCGAGTGTTCGACGAACTGGATCTAGGAAAAATATCCTATATCGATATGCACAATAAGACAAATGAGCGCAAGCAAGTCTACCAGTTCGCATTTATCAGATTCGAAGCATACAACACTTCGGAAGGCAATCGTGTTGCCGCCAATGCAGCGCGCAACTTGTCAACACGTATTCATTATGATATCAATGATCTCTCTGTGTATTTAGAAATCAAACCATACTTAAGTTTTGAATCCAGATGCGCCAGAAAACAAGAGATTCCAGAAGCTTTTGTATCAGAGTTAGACCCCGATTGCAATGATATTTTCGATCTTTGTTTACATTTGTCATCCGGGCCAAATAACAAATGCATCGGTCCATCCTTCTTCACACAAGATGCATGTGAAGAGATCAACCAAGAATACGAGGATCTTCAAAAAGAAATCGATCAACTTATGGCTGCACCTGTATATTCTATTTGGACGACGCCATTATTATTTGTCCAATAAAAAACATATAAATATATACGTATAATAACTATTAAACATATATAAAAAATGAATAAACCGTTGATAACGGTTATAACTATTTCGAGAACTGGATCTAATTATTTTTGTGATCTTGTTGAAAAATCGTTTACAAATATCCATGTTAGTTATGAATTATTCAATAAAAATGAATGTTATATAGGAGATTTTAAATTATACAATAAATTTAAAGATAATTATGATAATGTACCATTAAAAGAATTATATACAAAAATAAAAGACAATCCCTTGCAACTACTAAAGAATATTAGTCAACATTGCAAAGAAGAGTCATTTCTTTTCAAATTATTTTACGATCATTTATCCTTGGAACAAACAAAAGAAATTATAACCAACTCATCTTGTATTATTTTTTTGAAGAGGGATTTTTTAGATAGATTTGTATCAAATGAAAAGGCTAGAAACCTAAATGAATATAGTTGTATTGATACAACCCATAAAAAGATTTTTTTTGATAAAAAAGAATATCAGCGTAAAAGAGTGTATTACGACACACTAGAAACCAAAATATATGATATCGTAAAAGAATGCTCGATACCCTCTATTGATATTCATTATGAAACATTCCACTCATTGGATACACATTTACAACGATTGTTTTTACAACAAAACGTATTTGATAAATATGTATCAGAAGTGGGTATTACTATTCGAGAGAATCCCTCACCTCCTAGATTCTTTAAACAAGATTTAACTAGTTGTTATGAAGAAAAAATAGAGAATTATCCGGAATTCGAAGAATATTTCAAAAATATAAGAAATAATAACCCTGTATAGTATATATATAATATTCTAACCAAAAATGTCGATCAGTATTGTGAACAATGCAAATGGTTTGACCATAAGTAATCCAAAATCAACAGGATACAATATATCAAATATTCAAGAATATACTGAAACAGGTACTTGTTTACCTTCTTTAATATATGATACAACTTCAGGTAAGGTTCAATATACAAGTAATCCAAGCGCAAAATCATTTGTTATCGATCACCCCAACGAATCGAACAAGTTCTTGGTCCACGCATGTTTGGAAGGACCCGAGGCCGGTGTATATTACCGTGGAAAAGCCGCTATCCAGAACGGTGAATACGTCGTTATCCAGTTGCCCGCTTATGTAGAGAATTTAGCAAAAAACTTTACCGTCCATATTACAGAAATCTATGACGAAGCTACAAAAGGCGTCTCCAATCCTTTGAAGACAACTGAAGTAGCCAACAATCAATTCAAAGTCTACGGAAACAATGGAGCCTTTTTCTGGATTGTCTATGGCGAGCGTTTGTCGATCGATGTAGAACCCAGCAAATCCACCCCCGTTTATGGATCTGGACCTTACAAATGGATTTAATTTAGGAATATGCGGTAAACAAAAGTTTATATTTTGGTAGCAAAATATAAAATAATAATGAATAATCTAATCGTTGAATCACCGGTCGAAGAAGAATACACAATCTTCATGTATATCTATGACGAATACAAACAATTCGAAAAAGACTTTGTCGATGTGAACCAATTTGTTGCGAATATTCGCATTCGAGATATTGTCGAATTTTACAAACAACATGTTCGCCATGGGTCGGTTCCAAAACCGCTCCATTACGAATATTATAAAAAATTCACGGTCAATATGATAGATATAATACAAATGTTTTACCCATGTCGATACACCCCCCCCTATCGTTTATTATTGTATAAACCACAATACGAAAAATATGGTGTACATCGATTTGGATGGAAGGCGGTTATCCAATCTTTCCTTAGCGAAAATTATACCGAAGATTGTTTCCGCGATCGGTTTTATTACCAGAATCCCGATTTTGAATGGGTTATATACGCAATGAAACACAAATTAAATACTTGCGAACAAGCGGAATCCCATTACAAAAATAATACACAAATGAATGCAAACAAAGAACCAGAATATATAGCTCTACCATTTCTCATATTTGATGACTGGTTAGAGTTATCATTCCCCTATTACAATGCAGATATTCCGATTAAACAGTATCAATATCCATTTATCTCGTTCATTCATAATCCTCCATGTAAAAATCTGGATAAACGTGGATTTGATGTTGATAAAACTTTTTTATACACAAATAAAAAGGTTTTCAAAAATAAGGGATTTACAAAAGTCAGGGATAATCTCGGACTACTAGTTTGTTTATCCAATTATCACAAGACCTATTTAGATGATTTAGCAAAAGCTGAATTTACGAATGGTGGTCCAAGTATTCATGCACTGTATCACCCATTGCAAACTACTTCTTTGAATCGTTTTAATATAGATAACTATTTAGCAACCCCCGTTAAAAAACTAGTCTCCATGGGCTGGTGGCTGCGAAAATTCGATACATTTTTACACCTGGACAACTGCAAAAAAACGATTGTTGTCAAATCAGAGGAAGGACCACATGTAGAACAGTATGTATATGGTGAATTATCAAAAGGATTACCTAGTAATAGTCATTTATCTATATCTACATCCAAAAAAGAAGATATTGATTATTACATAAAGGTAATACACAATACTCGCCTTCTGTACAATTTACCGAATCCGCAATACGATAGCATATTAAATACACACATTGTTTTCTTGGAATTATATGATACTATAGCAAATAATCTTGTATTGGAATGTATCATGAACAATACACCCATCTTGATCAATCCACTTCCATCGGTTATTGAATATTTAGGTTCAGATTATCCTTTTTATTTCTCTTGCTTGGAAGAGGCCAAAACAAAGATTGGATCGGCGGAGACAATCGCGTCTGCTTATAAATATCTTTGCGCAATGGACAAAACACGATTCTCCTATGCAACATTCAATCGTGAGTTGAAAAAGATTATTTGCGATCATTTATCATGTTAATTTATATTGTTGAATATTGTATTGTAATCCTCATAAAGTACGGATAGTGTTCATCGGTCAATAGTTTGATCACATAATATATCATATTTTGCAAATATTTCCATTTTATGATAATAATTATTTGTTCCCTTTAATACATTTAGTGCCTGTGAAAATCCACCAATACCACAATAAACTTCTTGTGCATTCATACCTATCAAAAAATCTAAAAACCCATTTTCATCAAAATTTAAATCATTTTCTATTTTCGTTAAAATAATATCATATGTATTCAAATTATTATATAAAAGGCCTTTTTCTTGTAATGCATTAATTTGGCTTGTACATATATATATTTTATAGTCTTCTTTAAAGGGTATATGTTCAATAAGTTCGTCGATTGGTGGGATAATATATGGCAAATTATTTTTTTTCAAATAAGGAATCCAGTCATCTTCATAACGATAATGAATCAAATTGTATAGTTTTGGTAGGATATTTATATTTTTATCGTATTCTATTTGTATTTTTTTAGAGGGTTTAATCGTTTTTACTATCTCCATTCTTTCATGTACGTTATCTAGATAACTATAGTCTCTAAATCCACCGCCTACAAAAATAAATTCCTTCGCCTGTTCATTGAATAATTTGATAATTGTTGAAAATATTTCTCTCATTTTTATACGTTTTTCAGATTGTATAGACTGAAATAAATTGCCCTTTACTTTATCCGAAAAAAAATCGTATGTATTTTTATGTGTAATATTATTTTCAATTTCTTTGTAGTTGACATAAAATGGATTATTGATAAATGACGAAACATCAAATAATTCTTCTACATCGTATTGTCCAAAATGACAAGGATTAGAGAAATGACGACAGGTACATTGTTTTATTGTAAAATAAATCTTGTAAAGATTAGTAAATTTATAAATACATAAAAGGTCTTTTAACATATCGGTAAACCCTCCAGTAATATTGAATATCAAAATCATATATACAATATATATTTGTATGTATATATTACTATACATACAGCATACATATACAAGATATAGATGTACAAAATAGATTTATGTCATTTAGGTAATAACTGCGAACCGGGAATTATTATCGATAAAATACTAACCATCAATAAAAAAACACTTTTTATGCTTGGTATGTATCATTTCAATAATATTATTTCTTATTTGAAGGATGGGTGTTTTGAAAATATATATAACAAAGAATTTCTTTCCATACGAATGAATGAAACAAATATAGTAGATCATACAAAATACAAATTTGCATTTAACCATGATTATAAGCATGATAATTCGGAAATAACAAATTATGATTTTGTAAAAAATAGGTTTGACGAGAAGATCCAAAATTTTAAAACTATGTTGACGTCGAATACACCAACTATTCTCATCAACTTTTCATCGCACGTACATGGCATGAAGATTTCTGAAATGATGCAATGGTTTAACGAAAATAAAATTGCAAGCAAAAGAATAGTTTTGTTTATTTTTACATATAACGATTTCGATCTATCAAAAGAAACTATAGAGAACGTATTTATTATAAAATTACAACAGACAACATGCGGTTGGTGGAAGATGGAGAAATCAGAACAATTGATTCTTTATCAAGAAATCTATGAAAAATTCATCCAGTGTTGCGATCAAGCTTTTTCCAACCACGATTTTCCAAGAACATTCTTGGAAACTGGTTATACGTAATTCTTTACTACATAAGATAATTTCCATTTTCATCGATGTAAATAACTGTAAAATATAAAGGAATACTATGTACTAATATTATTTACAAAAGATGTATACCATGGATCTCCAGCATTTCGGTGATAAGTGCGAACCCTATATTATTATTAATGACATACTACAGATAAATAAGACAAAAACTCTGTTTATGTTAGCCAAATACGAATTCAATACTATTTTGCAATACCTAAAAGACGGTGATTATGAAAGCGTCTACGTCATGGAAAAGCTAGAAATGATCCATACCAAAAAAATACGACATAAAATCTATGGATTTATCTTCATCCATGATTTTGTCTGTGATATTTCGGGAACGCTCTTGAACTATGATACAATAGTGCGGAGGTTTGACGAAAAAATCTCGAATTTCAAAGGAATGTTGACAACTGAAAACCCGACCATCTTTATCAATTTCACTAGCGATGCGAGTAAATTCCAGGTTCGCGAAATGCTGGAATGGTTTCGACAAAATGCAACACCTAACAAAAAAATCGCGTTTATTATTTTCACAAAAGAGGGCGCACCCGATTTATCAGAAACATTGGAGAATGTATTTCTAGTAAAACTACACCAGCCTATTGATGAATGGTGGGAGATCCCGCCATACAAGGTATTAGACGAAAAACTCGCACTATACAAGCACTATACATTAATAATGTGGAGGATGCATGCAATACGATTACACGGAAAATACAGACTCAGGAGAGGGTTGATCTAAACGATCAATTCTTCGCGGGCAAAACCAAGATGGGAGATTTGTATGTCTATTGCAATGAACCGACCCCGATGAGATATGAACCTGTGAAACCGCCAAGAGGAACGCCAAGAGGAACACCTAGATCGAATGCTTTTACTCCTCCTTCGGCTTAGGTTCACCTCTAGATAAAAACTTCTCTTGGACTATTATAGCAATGTCCTCGCTTTACTTATTCGACATCGAAAAATTAAAGTCCGAATTTCAAGGGATTTTGCAAACCTATCATGAAATCATCAAAAAACGCAAAACCTTGGCCATCAAGTTAGCCGAACTGAAGACTACGTACCAAGACTTGGTGAAACACAATACCAAGAAAATCTTCCTTTTTTGCTTGGACTCCTTCTATTTCCAATACAAAACCCTCATCTTAGAAATGGATCACCTGTCCAGATCCGTAGCCTCGATCAACAATCGCATGTATGGCGACTATTACAAACTCTATCACATCATCTTGGTACAGCTATCGGAATCGAACCACGATCTCCGCACAATAGAGACCGACCACAACAAATATACGCCTTACAAAGACCTGGAACCCTTCCACGAATACAAGATGGCGGACATCATTTCGATCCACGCCGATATTTTGAAGCTGATGAACTATCTGTATACACACTTTATCAAGAAGAGCCAAACCATCGTGGATTATAATAACACTGCCCGCGGGGGGATCTCCATAACCAGTTTCTTGCATACATTGGAATATGAAAATACGTTGATAAGAGAACAGATCGGACTCTATACTTCTTATATTGGATTCTTCCATGCATCACAGAAAAAATACTTGTCCAAGCTTTTCTCCAAGATCCAGGAATTTCATACAGAAATCGAGGACGATATCTTGGCAAATCACCAACATCGTCAAAATGCCGGTATTGATAGCAAACAATTGGAGGAGTTTTACACTTTGGCTGAAGAAGATCCCACAGAAATCGAACTTTTGTTGTGTGAAACCGAGAATCTCTTGGACATGGATGACGAATTCGTGGATAAACCTTCGATACAAAACTTTGAAGAAGAATCGTTAGACGCCGTTAGTGGTTCTTTTACAGAAGTATTATTTAGTCAAAATATAGGAGACAATGTCCAAGATGCGTCGTCCCTGGATGAAACAAAACAGCCCTCAAAATCGGAGTCAGAAACCGAAAATATTGTCGTGGTTTTAGATGATGATGTTAAAGGTATAGCCATACCTGTAGACACTAATACAGCGACAGCCACTAAATCAGAACCCGAAACAACTGCGGATATCAATCCGACTACAGATATAGATACGGATACAGATAAAGATGCAAATACGATAACCGAATCCAACGAGTAAAATTATAATACTATAATATAACCATTGTATTATAGTATTTATTCATGTCATCCTATAGAAATAATCCAAGATCATCGAAATCGACCCATTCTATGTTGAAAAAGAGTACATCTATCTCGTCCAGAATGGATACAATCGACGGAAACTTGAGTGATGGAAATGGAAGCGAATTAAACAGTCGCCAAGATAGGAGCGAATCGGTATTATCAAGACCAGGTACGGCCGAAGACGGACAAAAACCCAAGGAAAAAACGCCGCCTATTAAATGGTCCGTAGAAAACGAGAAAATCTTGGTCGAATGGTGCGACGTTGCACAGTGTTATAAATGGATGCATACAAAGGCACACCAGAAGTATTCGAGATCGCAGGCGTGGTATACAATACCCGCAATTATATTGTCGACGATTAGTGGAACGGCGTCTTTTGCACAGGGAAATATACCCGAGGCGTACCAGACTTACGCACCCATGATCATCGGAACCATCAATATTTTTATCGGCATTCTGACCACTATCCAACAGTATTTGAAAATATCCGAACTCAATGAAGGACACCGTATTGCGGCCATATCTTGGGACAAATTCGCGCGTAATATTCGGATTGAATTGGCGAAAGATCCCAAGGAACGTATGAAGGCAGAACCCTTTTTGAAAATGTCGCGCCAAGAATTCGACCGTTTGATGGAAACCAGCCCGTCAATTACACCCGATATTGTGAAACAATTCATGATGACATTCGGAATGAAGGATTACAAAACTGGTATCGATATCACCAAATACAGTAAACTCAGATTGGAGAAATTCGAGAATTTGATAAAACCCGATGTGTGTGATCTTTTGATATCATCCGCCGAAAATCGCCACCATTGGTATCAAGAGTTTGAAATGAAGTCTATAGAGTTCGGTATACAGACCGATTTAGATGGTTCAATGAATGAAATCGCGATTCCAGAACGAGTCAAAACCGCGCTTGAAATCAGTGTGGAAAATGACATCTTGAAACGCGAGGAGGAGCTGCGAAAGAAGGAGCAAGATGTGCATGATATGGAGATGCAACTGGCTGCGCAACAGAAAGTAAAGGAGGAGCTAGAAAAAGAGGCTGCGATAAAACGACAGAAAGAGGAAGAATTGGCGAAACAAATCCAAGAGAAGCGCGAGAAGGCGATCCAAGAACGTATCAATAGTCATAAAAAACAGATCGATGATTATGTAGTGATGTTTAACCACGTTTCAGGAAGACCGCCTATTGCGGAAGAAATACAGGATCATTTTGCGGGTAATATTAAAAACAAATCTTTGGATGAATCCGTTTTTAAACAATTCTTGGACGAGTATTCTTTTGTATCTAGTGTCTAGGTCTAGGTCTAGGTCTAGAATATAGAATAGGGTTTTTATTTTGTCATGGTTCATAATGACAAAATAAAAGATATTATAGATGTCCTGATCACCCCCACCCCCCCACCCCCACCTCTTGCAGTCAAATGGCTACAAAACACGGATATATCTTACATGTTAAGGGCTATCCGATTGATAACAATTATTATAAGTAAAAATAAAATCCACGACCACATACAATACCCAATAAATGTTGATAAACCATTAACCCCATTTTTTGCAATAGTCGCGTTAAAAAAAATGAACCCAAATAAAATAGCAAATATAAAAAATGATATTTCAGACACGTATTTTGGTTTAAATATACTCATAATTACATCAATAATACTTAATAAAATTTGGTAAAGGCTTCCAAAAATGGTAGTCGAAGTTCGAGTAGTGGTATTTCCAAAAAAATTGTCTTTTAGTACGAGTACATTATCTTTTACTGCAGTAAATGAGTTTTTCATTCCTCTGTTCGCTAGATTTGCAGTCATTTTTAATGCGGGAATAAACCCTTTTTTCTGTTCAGTGTTTCCATTCATTATAGAAGAATGTATTATAGTATTCTAAAATATAGTTCGGTTATATTTCGGTTATATATTGTTTTGATTTCATACACCAAAATGGAATACTTATTTGTCCTATGATTTCTTGGAAATAAATACAGGGATTATCAACGTTGGATAATTCTTTTATTTGTTCTTCTATGGATTTCTCTTTATCTTCTTGTTCTTCCAAGGATTCGTTATTTGCTTTTTCCAAATCTATAGGTTCGGTTTCTTTTTCTGACTCCTCCTTTTTGGACTCCTCTTCTTTGGACTCCTCTTCTTTGGACTCCTCTTCTTTGGACTCCTCTTCTTTGGACTCCTCTTCTTTTTCTTCTGATTCGGAAGATGATGCGGATTTAGAAAAATACGATACAATATTTGGTATGACAGACCCAGCACCATTTGGAAAAGTGGTTTCTATCGTAGATGATACTTTACCAATGGTACTTTCATTCGTCGTTGCTTTATGAACGAGATCAGTTAAAGGATGTATAACATAAATAGGGTTTTCAAGAGTTCCAATAAACCGGCGTATATTAAAAATGGAGGGATTTGTATACTGTAATGGATCGGTGGTAAAATAGTAAAAATTGCCTAAAATAGGATGGTCAATACGATCGTCAAAGAGCGATAATGATTTTTCAGAAGGTTCTTCTTCTTCTAAAGAATATGCATTTTTATAGAATCCCAGTTCATCCAACTCACATAAATATAATATGGTTGGCGTTTCAATCAAATCACCCTGCTTATCTTTAATACGCATAACTGAGGGTGTATTTTGGAATAATTGATATATTTTTGCATGTACATCAATTCCAAATACTTGACGACAATAAAATATTTCATCTATGGACGCCCATACGCGTTTTACGGTTTCAGATTGACGTATTTGGAATCGCGAAAAATCGAAGAATACGTAAATAATCGACGCATCTTCTTTATCTTGGACATATCCTTTATAAATATCCGCTAATGCACGTGCATCGGTGTGATCATCTAAATCCATAATATCCAATATTACCTTAGAACATTCATTTTTGAAATAGACCTGTATTGGACCCATTTCATCCTCATCACCTTCATCAGATTGCAAGTTTGTCGGACAACTAAACGTAAATTGTGGGAATAAAAATTCGGCACCATCTTGTTGCAACAAATATAATAAAAAGGGTGTTTTATGGTCCATACGAACTTCATAACCACACAAATAAATAGTTAATGGTTTTGTTATATCGGTATACTCATTACACACCACCCCTATATCATATTGCAGAGAGCCCTCGTGTTTGTCCAAGAAATAATAAGTGTCGGGTTTAGCAAAAGATTCTAGTATGTCTAAATCCGCATCATACGATGAAGTTGAATTTTCGGAATCTGTCTCAGTGTCTGAATCCGAATCCGAATCCGAATCATTTACGTCAGATTCTTGGCGATTTAATTTATTGTTATTGATATCGTTATTATTATTGTAAAACGTAGATATTTTGGGTGTAATTTTCTTCATATCAGGTGTTTCTTCCGTTGTCTCTACTTTTGCTACATTGTTG